TTGATTTTGCCATGCTCTGCATGTCACAGAACACAGTGCAGTGTTCACGTGCCCTAGTCACAGCCGTATACATGTTGCGTCTCGACTGTCCCCATAGCGTAGCCTTGTTGATCACATAGCATACATGACGCACCTCACTCCCTTGCATCTTGTGTGTTGTCAGGACATAGGCATGATCGATGTTACGTCGTGGGTCTTGTTCGATCACTCGTCCATCTGGATAGACCTGCACGATCAGTGGCGGCACCACCACGGTTCGATCACCGAAGTCAATCTCTACGCTACCCTCCTCGTAGTTGATGCTGACTACCCTACCGACCTCGCCGTTGAATGCATACGACGCACCATCGCCGAAGTCATACGTGTTCGACGTGTAGACTACCTTGCTGCCTACCTGCACACGAATCGGTGGCACCTCTTTGCTGATCGCCTTGTAGCGTGGCAGTTCGATGTATGGTCGTGCTCGGTCCCAGAACATGGACTGGATGACGATGTTCAGCTTCTGTGTCCCAATCCACGACTTGTTCATGCACGTGACTATTTGATGATCCGTGTCCGAGTAGTCATGTCCTTGTCCCAACTGCAACTCAACGAATTCCTGCACTGCACGGACAGGCTGATCCGTTTGCCTGAGTGTGAAGTCGTCACTCGCACGGGGCATCCTGCCTTGCAAGATAAGTGCTCCGTTACGAGCGATGCCAGATCCCGCATCATGCCTGTGAATGGTGTCGAGGGTGATGCCTCCGAACTTTTCGAGTGCGACCATGAAGGCTGAGGGTTGTTGGTCAAGTCTGTGGTCCTCCTCGATCGGCTTCAACTGGTTCACGTCACCGAACATACACACACGTGCACCTGCCTTCAGTGCATCGATGATGTTGCGGTGTATCTCCTGGTTGACCATCGCATACTCGTCTGCCAGGATGGTGTCGTAGTGTAGTGGCTTCTTCCTACCGAAGCTGGGACCAGTTGACACCTTGACGATCTTCTTGTCACCAGTCCTGTCATCTTCAACCTCAACCTCACGTGGCATACCGTAGCCCAACATGCGGTGGTTGGTCATTGCCTCTAGACCAGTAGACTCACGTATACGCTTGCTTGCCTTACCAGTTGGTGCACTAGACTGCACATCGTAGCCGTGCGACATCAACTGACGTGACACCTCCTGTAGCAGCAGCGTCTTACCAGTGCCAGCTTTACCTGTCACAGCGACGATACGCTTCGACACATCACAGCAAGCATCGATAGCTTGCTGTTGCATGTCATCCCACTGAATGGGCATGGTAGTGGCTTTCCTTGTATACCGAAGGGAGGATGCAAGAACCCCCACTGCATTCCACAGTGGGGGCTCAGGCTAGCTACGCGGCTTGTGCCGGTGCGGTTGACTGTGCAGCAGCGCGAGGCTGCGCAGTGCGAGTGACCGGAACTATACCACGTAGGTAGAACGCATGTGGAGCTTCGTTACCCTCCACTAGCTCAAGGACTGCCTCTGCGTTACGCTCGACCTTGACCAGCTTGATACGCTTCTTGTCGAACGGCATCGGCTGTCCGCTGTCATCCAACACCTGGATGACGAAGAATGCAGGCTTCGCTACGCTCGGCGAACGCTTACGCTTGGCCTTCTTCTCGGGATCAGGAACAGATTGAACATGTGGCTGCTGAGCCATACCAACTCCTCTCGGCATTGAACCTCCACACTATATATACTGACAGGCTACGGTGCAAGCACACGTGCGATGGATGCACGCTGTTCGCCATCAAATTCCTGATGCACGATCTCCACTGTGCACGTCAGACCGATCAGCGAATTGAGGTCGATGCTGCGACCCAGCGGACCACCGCACTTCTCCATGAATACACGCCACCTGTGTCTGTTCACGCCGGTGTCGTCTACCTGCAAGCGATTGTAGGACAAGGCGGTGCCATCAGGATCACCGTCCGTGTAGTCAGCAGGATACGACTCGGCATTGATACGCATCATGATCTGGACGTATTCATTGCCTGTCGTTGGTGACGTGCGTCGTTGTGCACCGATAATCTCTGCAGGGTATGGACCCACGGGCAGCGGGACCGGGGGTGGCGCATTCGTGATGTCGTCAGAGAAAGCCAGGATCGAACCACTCATAGGTCTTGAACTCCGTCAAGGTTGGGGGTATGTTGAAGGCTACTCACTTCGATGGTGGGTTGTCTTGCATGTTCACAACTCGACCCCCGCTACTGGAACGGTATGCGGGGGTCTCTTTGTCACCTCCTTGCTATAGATTTCAATGTCACACGTGCAGGCAGTGGCAAGCGTCGCCCACCACCGTCCTTCCACGCACCATACCAGTCAGCGATGCCCTCGCCTTCCTGGGTATCTGGATTGTAGTGCCACACGAACTCAGGCTGTGTTGCATCGAACAGCCTAGTCTTCATCGGCTTACGCATCCGACACGGACGCACTGCAATCGTCCTGTCCTTGCCATTGTCATTCACCCACCACACTTCATTGAAGCGTAGACCGACTTGGTTCGCAGTGCCTTCACTGAGTGCCATTGTCACACTCACGATTGCACCTTCATCGTTGCGGTCTGCACTCCCCTCATGCGTGATCAGGATCAGGTGACGCTTGTGATCCGCACACAGCTTCATCAACGCCACAGTGGCACGCAGCACAGATGCATTGCGATACGTGTAGCCATGCATCCCTGGACGCTCGATCGATGACTTGTTGATCACCACTGCATTCTGCAACGCCACATACGCCAGTGTCGTCATGCTGTCCACCACCAGCGTCTCGATGTCAGGTCGTGCAGTGAGCAGCTTACCGATGCCATACGGATCAGCCGTAGCGAACTGATTGATCAACTTCAGTGGCGACTCACTCGTAAGATTGAGCACCGACACATCATCACGACCGGCAAGAGAAAGATCGCCACCAGGATCGAGTAGCACATGCAGCTTCCTTCCTGGTGCTGTCATTGCGAGCGTTGTCTTGCCTGCTCCACTGTCACCCCACAACAAGCACATGAGGTATGAGTTGTTGACTGATGGTGACACCAGTGGGATGCCACCAACCATGATCGGTAAATCGTCATCCACGCGGATGCTCCTCCACCACTGTGATGCGTGCATTGAGGTTGTTGGTCTGTGACTTCAGGTGTGCGATCATCTGCAAGATCATGTTGATCGCGACACGCGAGTTCGGTGCATTGATCTGACCTGCTTCGATACACGCTTGATCGTAGTAGTCACGCCACTCTTGATCAGTCATCATCTTCCTCCGTTTGCAACTCGATGATGCGTTCATTCAATCCATCCAGCGCAGCGACCATCGCCAACATTGGATTACGAATGACGGGATCAGACACATCCTTGACCAGCACTCTGATGTTGCCTATCAGACGTGCGAACTCGACTTCATCCATCGCTATCCTCGCGTATGTTATTCGCTGCCTATGCCATCCAGTATGGTTTTGCCTTCCAGTGGACTCCATTCATCCGTCACCATCTCCTTGACGATAACACGTTGCTCAACAGGGTCAGCGTCACAGAACGGGATGAACGAGCACGGTCGGAAGTATCGGTTGCACGAATGCGTATACTTCGGTGCGTCATAGGGGTTCCCCTCGTATTGCCTTGCCATGTTCACGGTGTGCACAAGCCAGTCCACCCACCGTGAGAAGTGGTAGTCGCGACGCGAGACTGTCTCTCTCACGTAGCCACCAAAATCATACGTCTTAGGCAGTGGGATCGCAAGTCCTAATACTTCAGCGTTGTTTACTGCATGTTGTGTGAATGTGCTCGCTGCCACACAATATCCAGTAACCTGATGACTCAACAGGAACGACTGCGACCATGCATCGTTGAGGCGTGATGCGGTCTTGTTGTCGTGGATTGTCAGTTCATTCCTGCCGTTGAAGTGGATGCCGTCGATCCGACCTGTGAGGCGGAATTGCAGTCGCAAGTCACCCTCAATATCCACAACGAGGTCGAACGGTATCTCAATGCCGACATCGCTGGTCGCATCCTTATAGTCTCGCATCCACACGGGATGGTCCCACTTCCATCGATTGATGTATGCATAGATGCACTCCTCCATGTTGGACAAGGTGCGTCGGTTGTCGCGCGGGTCATCGTAGAAGCCACTGGTGTCAAGCACGGCTACGCAACCACGCTTGGCTACCTCTACGCAGTCACTTGCATCCTGTATTGTCTGATCAATCAACTCTAGACGCTCGGCACCGAACAGACGTGTGCCGTGGTAGTGCCACAACTGATCCTGGAATGCGTAGTTGCCATCGAACTGTTGGATCAGTGAGATAAGACGAACCAATGCGAAGCACTCATGCATGGCGTGACCAGCTTCGAGAGCCAGTGCGCGACCAGCAGTCTCCATTCTCTTGTGCATTGAGTAGCGCAACACGCCCCAGGTCGGGCACGTGTTGATGGCACTCAGTTTGGTATGGTCGTAGGTTTCTAGATCAATGTCCTGCTCAGTAGCTAGTCTGAAGCTAGCCTTGACGTTCTCCATGCTCATTCCCCTGCTGGTGATCACGCTTGATCTGCTCCACTTTGAGCCTCAAGCTGTCACCAACATGAATGAGCTTCTCCACTTCGTCAACGCATCGTGCGACCAATTCGGTCAACTCGCGCATGTGCTGTCGTGTCTCAGCGAACTCATC